ACATTATATAAAACTGTGCCAATCGGATATTTAAGCTTAGATGGTTTTAATTTTTCAATGAGACCAGCAAGGTACACATCAAACTCTGTGCCATCATCCATGCGAAACCGTAATATGTCGTTTTCTATAACAGCAGCAATAGGGCTAGCCCCATGGCGGCCGTCTTTGCCATCTTTTCCTGCGGGGCCTTGCTTCCCTTCTTTGCCTCGCTGAGCAAGCATCTTTACACGTCCGTCAGGGAGGACGCCGAACAGGCTCCCGCCGTCAATGTAAAGGTCACCACACTCCAGTTTTGAAGTGTCCTCTGGCTTCAACCCAATAAACTCTAACCCCCAAGGACCTACTCGCTTCCATGCTGAAGTTTTGCGCGGCTCATCAGCGGTGTCGCGCGTGGCCACATATATTTTCCCCCAAGCAGTAACGACATAATCCCCTTCGCGGTGCACCTGTCCTTTAGAATAGATCTTAAGATCAAAGCCGAGCCCGTCGCGGCCATCTTTGCCCGGCGGCGCCTCGATCTCGGCTACCGCCTGCTCAATCTTGCGCGTAGCGAACTTCGCGATTTCTTCGGCGAGCAGACCGCCGGGCGTGAGGAGGTCGTTAGGCATAGCGGGCGAACACGGCTTTGATTTCGGACATCTCGCGCTGCCGGAACTCCGCCATCAAGGCTTCGATCAGGGCGGCGACATCGGGCATAGGACCGGCGGGTCCGCGCTCGCCGCGGACGGTATCAAGGAACTGCTTATCCCGCTTCAGCTCGGCGGCGACTTCGTCACTGGAGACCGACTGACCGGAGTCTCCCTTTTCGCCTCGGACGATCCCGAGAAACTGCTGGTCCTGCTTCAGCTCGGCAGCGACTTCATCACGTGAGACCGATTTGCCGGGCTCACCCTTCTCGCCGCGAAGGCCCTTCAGAAATTCCTTGTCCTGCTTCAGCTCAGCGACCACTTCATCGCGGGTGACTGACCGACCCGGCTCACCGCGAAGCTCCGCGCCGTGGCGCTCGAACAAACTGTCAGCAACTACGTTGGGGTCCGCATCCTTTCCCGGAGCGCCGGTGCCGCCGGCAGGACCCTGCGCGCCTACCGGCCCTTGCTCGCCCCGGAGACGATCAGCGTGCCGCAAGACGAGGCCGTTCACCACATCCTCAACATCGGGCGAGGCGCCGTCCTTGCCGTCCTTGCCAGGAGGACCGGGGGTGCGCTCCAACTGCAGAAGCCGCCCGCGTAGCTCGGCTATCTCTTCGCCCCGGTCTGCCGGTACGGCACTGCGCAGAGCCTCGTAGCGACGGTTCAAGTCGCCGATGCGGGTCAGCAGATCGTCGCGGGTCTTCTCAAACTCCTCGCGTGGAAGCCCTAGCTGACTGCGGAGCTCCTTCAAGCCGGTGGAGATCTCGACCACCTGCTCATCGATGTAGGCGCCGACGGAGTCGAGAATAAGTTTAGTCTGTGCGTCCATCAGGCCGCCTTTCGGTTTCTGAGATAGCTCATAATCTCGATCTGCTTCTCAATGCCTACAGCAACGGCTGCCTCGCCAGGCGGTGCAGGTTCAGGTGCTTCGGGCGCAGGAGGTGCTTCCGGCATCTTCCCGACCTGCGAGAGCGGCACAACCTGCTGTTGCACCCTCGGCTCCTCACCGAACTCGACCGCAGGCAGACGCTCGCGCCGCCGCGCCTCGTTAGGGGACATGAGACCTGTGGTGACCGCGTTGCCGAGGGACTTGATCCGCCCTTCGAAATCCGTCCTGAGCAGGGCTTCGGTGTCGAAGTCCATGAACTCATCGGATGGAAGGCGAAACAGCCGACCGAACGCCTGCTCGATGTGCGTCATTAGGAAGCCGAGCCCGGTCGAGAGCCACTGGTTGATGAGCTGCTCGACGTTGTTGTAGGTCGCCTTCGTGTAATCACCGATCAGGGCCAGCGGGACGCGGTAGACACGGGCGATGTCCTCGATGGACATCCGGTATGCCTCGATCAGCTGTGCGTCCTGGCTGGTGATGGTCATCTGGTTCCACTTCAATCCCCAAGAGAGCACAGGCACCTCGCCCGCCGCCAGTCCACGGCTCTTCTCATACCAAGCTTTGCGCAGCGCATCCATCTGCTCCTTGGTCAGCTTCTCGTCCGTCGTCAGCACGCCGGATGGACGGCTCATGTTCGAAAAAAACGCTGCCTGATTGCTGCCGATCGCGGTGTTGACCTGAATGGCCATCGTAGCGAACTCGATCGGGCTAATGCCGATCAGTGGATGCCTCGGCGTATGCAGCCGCAGGTGCAACACGTCGCGCGCGGGGATCAAGGCTTGCAGCTCACCGATGATTGGATTGGTGCCTACGCCGTAGAAGATCGCGCCCTCGGGCGTGATGTATGGCTGCGTGCTGTTCGCCGGCACGATGTGGATCGACTCAATCCGCTCCGACCCATCGCGGAAGACCAGAGCATAGGCGTTGCCGTAGCTCAGCAGCTCGAACAGCAGGTTCAGGAAGAAGTCCGACGGCGTCTGATACCCGTTCGGGTTGCGCAAGATGCGCGATAGCGGAGACGTCGTGATGGTCTCCAGCCCACCGTTCTCCAACCGCCTGTGATGGTGGGCGGGCATGGTAGCGATGGCCTGCGCCGGGACGTTCTTGCAGGCGTAGACCGCGCCACAGGTGCGCTGAAGCCACGGGGAAAGGTTGCGCTGCCATCCATCTTCCCAGGGCGTCAGTTCGTAGGCGCCCCCCAACTCGCCGATTCCCCAAAAGGGACCGCGCCAACTGCCCTCGCCGTTGTCACAGCCGAACGACTTCCGCGCAACGATCGGGTGACCGCGTGAATCAACAAGCTGGATGGCTTGATCAGTCATCGGCTTTTGGGCGTCCGGCGTCTACTGGTGCGGGGCTTCGCCTCCATGGTGCGGGTCTCGTAGACCTGCTCCTTGACTGGCGCCGACTCGGGATCGGGCTCGGGATCGGGCACCGCAACGGTGCCGTAGTAGACGCCTGGCTGGTGCGCCGAAGGTCGGTAGGCCTTGCCGGCGGCTTCCAGCTTCTTCGCCTCCTCCAGCGAGATACGCTGGAAGTGCGACATGCCGTGGGGCTTGTAAAGGGCTTCTGGCATGAAGGTTGTGCTCTTGTGTCAGATTCTGTTGAGGGACGATCCTTCGCCCTCTCTTTTTCAGCCTACGATCACCAAGCGATCGAGGTACGTTGCGCCACAGTGGACGGACGCAGCAAGGCCCAGGACGTGGGCGCGATCATCCGGACAGCTTCACTGTACGTCTGGAACATGGACCGCGCCACGTAGCCGGCACCTGCGCCCGCCGCAATAGCCGCCGAGGGCACTACGTTGATGCCTGTTGGGACCTGCCCGGCGGTACCAACTGCTCCTGTAGATCCATCATCGGCCATTGTCGGCGCGGTAGTGTCGGCGTTGGCCATGACCAAAGTAGCGACCTGGCTGATGTCAAACATCGGCGCATCCAGTGCCATTGCGACGCTGGAGGCATCGACCATCATGGCGACCGTCGCCGGCACGTTGCCCGAGCTGATGACTGGCACCGTCAGCAGGTTGCCGCTGTTGAGGTCGTCGCGGAAGGTGAACATGCCCAACGCATCTGTCAAGAACGTTAACCCCATGCGGGTCTGATTGTTCAGCAGCAGCACCGGGACAGCCGCCTCGTTGGCCGCCAGCAGAGCGCCCATCATATCCTTGATATCCGCCACCACCGACGGGATGCCGCCCGTGGTGTCACCCGCGCCAGTATTGGCGCCCGCAAGACCGTTGAGCAGCCCCGCGGGACGCACGCCAGCGACCGCAGCCGCGTTGCTCAGCAGCGCGTTGTCGAGCACCTTCACATAGGCCCGCTGCATGGCGCGACGGAAGATCGACTCGATGTCGGTCACCGACCGCTCGCGCAGCTCCATGGTCGTGACCAGGATATCGGCCAGCTTGTAGCGGTTGATCGTCTGCGAGCCGATGGAGATCGAGCCCACCGGAATAGCACCGCCTTCCTGCACCCAAGCTGGTTCAGTCGGAGTAGAGCCAGTCGGGTTTAGGCGCGGAATGGTAACGGTCTGCGCACGACCGAAGTTCATCAGCATACCGCCGGAGCGCGCGGCCCACAACGCCAGTGCAGCGGCAACGGACTGGCTCTCGATATCCTCCAGGAGACCACGGATGTCCTCCTGGACCAGCTCAGCGGCATAGCCGGTGTCGGTGGTCGTGGCGATCGGGGCCTCGGTCTTGGTGATCAGTGGCATCACAGACTTCAGCCGCAGGTCGTCGCCGTACAGCTCGTCCATCACCTGCTGCTCGGGGATGCGCTTGGCGTGCGACAACGCAGTCACGACGGCGTGGCGGACGAACACGTCCAGGCCCTTGGACTGCTTGCGCTCGGGCTTGATAACGGCGGGAACGCCCTGGGGCTCCGCCGGACGGGCGCTCAGGCCCTGACGCTTCTCGATCTCGCGGTACTCGCCGAGGCGCTTCTCGAGCTTCTCGACGTCGGCGGTCAGGGTGTCCACGGACTTGCCGACCTCGTCGATCTCGGCCAGGAGGACTTCCTCCTTCTCGGCGTCTTCGACCTTGGCGACCTCCTCGGTCAGCTCGGCCAGCTTCTCTTGCTGAGTCTTCAGCTCTTTCTGCTTTGGACCGAGGTCCGCAGCCAGGTTCAGGATCTTGTCGGAAATGTTCATTTGCGCATACTCAATGCTGCCTTGGCGCGCTCGATGCGGGCAAGGGCTTGTTCGACTTTCTGGTTGCGCTCAGACAGAGCATTGATGACCTGAGACCTCTTGACCGGGTCTTGGTCGAAAGACTTGATGGTGGCCAGGGTGCAATCGGCATTGGCCGGAATGGTTACCGCTGACAGCTCCAGCCATTCCCACTCCTTGAAGTGGATGCCGCCGGTGTCCTTGATGAAGGTGTATTCGAGAGCGCGGAAGCCGATGGACAAGCCGCGCACCAGCCCGGCTTTGATCTGCTTCCAGGTCGTCTCGATGTAATCCAGGTCGGTGTCCTTGGCGATCTCGCCCTCGACCTCGATACCGTTGTCGGTGATTGTCGCGCGCTTGATGAAGCCGACGGGCAGGTGGTGCTCGTGCTGGCTCAGCAAGGGCAGCGGCAGCTTGTACTTCGCGCCCTTGGGCTCGACAACGTCCTGCATCCGGTCCGGGTTCGGCGTCGAAGCGATGCCGGAGAACTGGCGCTTCTCGTCGTTAAAATCTTTGGCTTCGAGGATGGCGTAGGCTTTGTTCATTGCGATTCGTTCTCCATGAGTTAACGGAAACTAAGTCAGCGGCTTTACCAAGCGCCTCTTCGCGGCTTTCACCGGTCGCCGTTCCCACTTTTAACACCGTTTGTACAGTCGCGGTCCATGTACCGTCGCCGTTGTCTTGCACGTTTGCACGCGCCCAAACACGCGTCTGCGTGACTTCAACAAGATCGCGACTCATTGCTCTGTACCTATCAGCGAAGGGACACAATCTTATCACCGCCACGCCGCTTCTTTGCCTGTGCCTCTTTGGCAGAGCTGGCAACCACAGGTGTACGCCGACCACTGAAAAAGTACAGTTTCTTAGCCATACGATTTCTTAGCCAATGATCGCCCCCACATCAAACGCCACCCGCGAGCTTTCGCCTTCGCTGACCGGATAGACAGCCATAACGGCGGCAACGAGCGGGTCAATGCGTTGGGTAGATTTCTGTTTCTGGAGCTTGATGTTTCCCGGCCCATCCTGGATCACGCGGGCGTTGGAAGCCGCCATGTTGAGCAGCGGATGGCCGCCGTGCCGCAGCCGCCCATTCAGCAGCAGAGCCTCGAAGGCTTCCAAACGCGGTGACATTGCGCGGAACGTCTGCCCGACACCGTTCCACTCCGCCGACGAGCCAAAGCCGATTTTATCTGCCTCGCGCCGCAGGTCGTCAATCCGCCAAGGGTCAAACTCAATCGTCGCCGGCTCAAAGCCCAAAGCCATCGTGCGGCGCATCAGCCACTCGACAACCCATTCGTAATTGACGGTGGCGCCGGGGACCAGAATCAAGTCCCCAGCCGCCGCCCACGCATCATAAGGAGCCCGATCGCGCGCCGCGCGCGCGAGCAGCCCCTCCTCGGGCGCGAAGACGAAGGGCAGCAGGTGCACAGCGTCTTCGTCGTCGCGCGCCGCCGCTACAGCCGCCGTAAGGTCGTGACGGGCCGAGAGGTCGATCCCTAGGGAAACCCCTGGGTGGCCATCGAAGAGCGCCTCCCGGGGCGGCGAGGAGGCTTCCCGCCACACCGTCGGGCTCAGCCAGAGCGTGTCCGCGCTCACGCGCTGGTTAAGCAACAGATTGCGTGCCGCACCTTCCATCGCCGCGATGCGCCCGGCGCGGCGCAACTGATCGGCGAGATCGACGCGGCTGCGGAAACTGTTCAGAGCGGGGTTCGCCGCCTCCCACGCCCGCTCGTCGTCCAGCGCACAGCCTTCTGGAGCGGCATAAAGATGGACAACGTTGGAAGGGTCTCCGCTGCGGGCAGCGTCGTCGATCATCACCGACAGAAAATCGGCATCGGTGCGCGCCTGCGTCGAAATGATGATGGTCAACGCATCGTCGTAAGCGCCCTGGCCGCTGAGCAGTGCGTCAACAAACGGATTGGTTGGCCCCTGAACCTGTCCCCACTCGTCGCCGATCACCACGCGGTCTGACCGCCCAACGGCGCGCGATCCGTCTGCCGCCAGAGCACGGTAACGCGCTTTTGTGGCGCGGCACACGAGCTGCTTGCTGCTCGGCGTGACGCTGATCAGCGTGGACAGCGTCTCGCTCTGTTCGATCATCTTCACCATCAGGTTGAAGACGAGTGCCGCCTGGTCCCGCGACATCGCGCCGGAGCTGATCTCCGAGTTCTTCATCGCCACCGGACCAGCCAAAAAGGCGAGCGTCAAAATGGCGATCAGCGCGGTTTTGCCATTCTTGCGCGCTATGCTGAGCACCGCGCGGCGCGTGGGATAGTCGAGTACCGAGCGCAGGAACAGCTCCTGAAACGGAGCGATGCGGATCGGCTGCCGCACCAGCTTCCCTTCCGGCACCTTGAGGTGGCGCTCTGCCCAGTGCATCACCTGCTCTGCGCGGGTGAGTGCCGCAGCTTCTTCTGGCGTACGAGGGTACGGGAGCGACCGCCAATCCCTGAGCTTGGGGTTGGGGCCGCTGATGATCATTGCAGCGCCGCCATCAGCGGGTCGTCGCCATCAACCGACTCGCGCACCGCACGTTCGCGCTCTGCCGCCATCAGGGAGTTGTAGTACTCGTTGACGCCGAGCAGTTTCGCCTTCGCCATCATCGCGACGTGGTGCCGCTCGGCGTCAATCAAATGTCTGTGGGCAGGATGAATGACGACATTGCCATTCGGCAGCTCTATGAACTCCGGGCATTCCGCCGCAACCCTTGTCCACCGGTCAACACGTGCTTGTGACCGTGCGCAAAGGGCTGCTGTCAGCCGCACACCCAGTATGTTCCTGTGCTCAGCAGAAAGGGCGGAAAGAAACCCGTAATAGTGGGTCTCTTCCTCTTTAGAAAGCGGCTGATGTGGCGGCAAGATTGGTTGCTTAGATTTCTCTAAGACCATTGCCGTATATGAACGGTCGATGCCTTTCATTATGTCGCGAATGGCAGGCAGTATGAGTTCCCATGATTATCGCCTTTTCGCGCGAAAAAGTCAAGCTCAGAAGTCGAATGAAGAACTCAATAATTGGGACGGCAAATATTCAGACGTTGTTTAAAAATCAGCTTCCGGCCCGGTCAGGGGCGACAGACATCAAAGTTTCTGTTGATCCCCCCTCGGCGGGTGCCGCCCT